AAAAATTTATAGTAGAGATAAATTACTTAAAATAATAACTAAAGAAGAAATTGAAAAAATATAATGGAAACAAATAATCAAAATGACGATTTAATTGGGAATGTAATGGCAAACCCAGAAAAAGCAATTCAAGACCTACAAAAAGCCGCACAAACAATTCAGGACCTACAAAAAGCCGCTACAGGTGCGCAACAAGATATACAGAATGCTATGCAGGAAGACGTAACCGAAGAAAATGAGGGTAGAACATGGTCCGATAAAGATATTATTGATGCTTTATTTAGTAGAGCGACTGGTGGTTATACCTATTATGATGTTGCGTGGGATGATAGAAATAAAACTAAAACAGATGATAGGATATTTAACATATTAGATGATTCTGGTGATATTATTGAAAGAAATAAATTAGCACAACAAGTTTTAGATTTTGCGAACACTTTATTTCATTATGATATGTCTGATAATGATGAACCAGAGTTTAAAACTTTTGATGAAGCTAAATCGGCTTTAGAAAGCCAAGGGTATAAGGTTGTTAATATTGACGATACTAACCAATTAGATATGTTCCCAGATGACGTTAAAAAACCAGAAGTTAAACTAGATTACGGTAAAGTTGTCTCAAAGATGTCTGATTCGGAATATGAAAGAATGTTAGATAATATGGATCCTGTTAGAGCAAACACAATTAAAAAATCTGTTATTTTGTTAAAATCTAACAAACAACAAGATGCTTATAAAACTTTAAGATCTTTTGTTGATTACCTAAATAGAGAAAAAATTAATGAATCAAATTTTGAAAACACAGAATTGTTTCGTATTATTGCAGAGTCAGAAACACCAAAATTGACAAAACAAGATATTTTAACATTCATAAAAAATAAAAAATAATGTATTTCACTGAAAAAAACTCACCTGTCGAGACGCCAACTGAAACACCAGTTAAAACACCTAGTCCGACAAAAAACCCATCAAAAATCGACATCCCTAAACCGAATGAAGATGAAAAAGGTAAACCAAAAGCTTAAAAATTTGGTTTTTAATTAAAAAATACCTATATTTGCCTTGTTATAATAAACAAGGCATTTTTTTTATGAGAAATTCTGGACTAAAATTGGGTGACTACCCTAATCTAATAGCTCAATCAACGATTGATAAGCTTTCAAAAAGAACTCACCCACTAGGTAAGTTACCTTACTACGATCAAAGTACGCACCCAGAATCTTGGCGTGAGGAAGTAATTGCTTCCCAGAGATATAAAGAGTTAATGGATTCTTACGCAAATACATTCCAGATACCAAAAGAGATGATAAACCCAATGGGTGTAATAATGTCTGCTGGTAGCTCTATGTATTCTGTGATTAACATGGAAAATGGTAAAAGATCAAATCTAATTGAGTTAGCCGAAAAAATCATGCGTTTTGAGTGGAATTTGGATCACGATGAAGTAATATTTGATTTGGAGATAATGGAGCCTGGTGAAATTAAATTACCAGAAGAGATGACCATGGAATCACCTTTATCACCTGATGATAAAGAAGAGATTGAGAATGATGAAGACCTGATGGCTGAGGTTGTTAAGAGAAGAACAATTAATGGCTTTGCTCAGGGAGCTTCTTTGAGAGCCCATTACCTATTTCATTTATATGCCGATGAGATTGAATCAATAGTACCAAATATAACACCGCTATATCAAAAATCATTAATAGCAAACGATTTGTTTTATTACATTATTAGTGATGAAATGTTAAAAAATCAAATAGAGAGTAGCGACTCTAATAACGCTGGTTATGTTAGCCTTGATTTTAGCGGAGAAATACCTAAAATTATAGCTAAAGCGATAAATTTTCCGATACTAATCCATGAAATTACAAAGGGTATTATTTCCCTTTTATCCGTAGCTGGGTTACCTAAGGAAATGGCTAAAAAAATAATTGATTATACTGACACAATTATTGCTGAGTTATGGGACATAAGACTATTCCCTGTTTTGTGGAGTAATTTACACTCAATAATTGATCCGAATGATCATGATATAAAAAAACTAATACTAATTGAATTGTTCAAAAAAGACGCAGAAGATTTTATTGAGTTTATGTCACTTCTTGAACATCGACCAGATTACGCAAAAAAAGAAATAGATGCTATTGTTAAACAAAAAAGATATGAAATTATGGAATATAATTTTATGAATGATGAAGATGGTATCAGTTTAAGCGATTTAGGTTTATAATAAACTATTTATATGGAAAAGAATTACTTTGTCAAAAAAAATAACAGATAAAAGAGAGTTATTATTAGAGTACGCTAAATGTGCTAATGACCCTTGTTATGTCATTGAAAGTTATTTCGAAACTTTCGATAAGACTAGGGAGGGGTATGTGCCGTTTGAATTATTCGATGGACAAAGAACCTTAGTTGCAAATTATAAAAAACACAGATTTAATTTAGTGTTAAAATACCGCCAAGCTGGTATATCAACAGTTACAGCGGCATATTCTGCGGTACTTACCGCTTTCGCTAGTCCAGAAAGACCAGAAAAAGTTTTGATCTTAGCAAACAAGCAAGAAACTGCGATAGAATTCCAAAATAAAATCATTAACTTTATTAAACAACTACCAGATTGGGCTAGTGTTACATTTGATAAATCATCACAAAAGCACGTTAGATTATCAAATGGTTCAGAGATAAAAGCTGTAGCAACATCTCAGGATGCCCTACGTGGTTACACACCAACGGTATTATTAATTGACGAGGCGGCCTTCGTTGAAGGTGGGCAAGAATTATGGACGGCTTGTTTGGCTTCAATTGGTACTGGTGGTAAAGCTGTTCTAATCTCAACCCCAAATGGGTTAGACCCTATTTATTACGCTTCATATGAAGGGGCAATTAAAGGTGAGAATAGTTTTTGTGTTACACACCTAAAATGGTGGCAAGACCCAAGATTTAACAAGGATTTACGTTTGATTAAAGCCAAAGATATTGTAGATTGGATACAAAAACCAAATGCGGAAAAGCATGAGGAGATAATACAATCAGCAATTGACTTGCACCCTGACGTAATCGCTAAATTTATTAGTGAGGGTTATAAACCACATTCTACATGGTATGAAAATATGTGTAGAGATATGAATTTTAATAAACGAATGATTAACCAAGAGTTAGAATGTGCGTTTATTGGTTCTGGTGATAACGTAATTGAAGGTGAAGTAATTAGAAAACAAGAACAGGATAATGTTAGGGATCCAGAAATCAAAGATAAAGCTTGGGATAGTAATCTATGGATATGGAAATTACCTGAAAAAGGACATAGATATATACTAGCCCTCGATGTATCACGTGGTGACTCTGAGGATGCTACAGGTATGTGCATAATTGATTACGATACTTTTGAGCAAGTATTAGAATATCACGGTAAAGTCCCACCAGATGTTGCGGCTTTAATTGTGGATCAATATGGAAGAATGTACGAAGCCTTATCAACATTCGACATTACTGGTGGTATGGGTATTGCGTCAACACAAAAACTTAAAGAACTAGCTTATCCCAAAAAATTATTACATTATGATAATGATGATAATAATAACATGTACTTTATGCCCGATGAAAACGCAATCCCTGGTATTAATTTTGCCTCAAGAAATAGGAGAGGTCAAATTATAGCGGCTTTAGAAGAAGCGGTTTCTAGAGGTGGGTTTAAAATACGTAGCGAAAGATTAACAGCTGAATTGAAGAAATTCGTTTATAAAAATGGTAAACCAGACCATATGAAAGGATCACATGATGACCTTATTATGGCACTAGGTATGTGTTTATTTGTTGCAAACACTTCATTTAAAAGATTACAAGAATCGGATAACCTAACAAGGGCTATGTTAGATAGCTGGAAAATAAAAACAAATGAACCAAAGTCAGATTCAAACTATTTATTAGAAAAGATAACTAGTACACCAGACCCAAATAAAACATATGAAGGTGAAGGGATTAACGATATGTTACAAAATACAAGGCAATATAGTTGGTTATTCGGGTCTGATCCTAGGAAAAATAAAAAAATATAATCAAAAAATACAATGGGAAATGTGTTAATTAAACAAGCAAGAAGTTCTGGTCCAGGATCAACATCAATTGTTAGATCACCAGATCCAGGAAGAATTACCAATAAGGTTGATGGTGTGGCGTTAGCGGAAAATCTTGCCGCAATAAAATGTTCACCAGAATCTGATGGAACAACAACATATGTACAATTAAAGGTTTGGGACGGTACGACCGAGAATTATAAATTCCCACCTTACGTTGACTGTGAATATATGGATTAAAAAAAAATTATGGGAAATTTTACTATCTTTCAAAGATTAAATAAAGTATTGGGTAACGAAATTGAGGGTCCAAAATATGTCATAGACCCCAACTCGTTTAATAATATCAGTGGTGATGAGCTCGAGAATAAAAAACTAGAGGCCCAACAAACGGTTTTTTTACAAAACCAGTGGAAAAAAATTGATAATGAGTTGTATCAAAAAGCAATTTATTATGAACCAACAAGAATTGCATCATACTATGATTATGAAGCTATGGAATACACACCAGAAATTTCTGTTGCGTTAGACATATTTGCTGAGGAGGCAACAACTGCGAATGAAAATGGTAAAGTCCTAACAATTTATTCTGATAGTTCAAGAATTAAAAAAGAACTTACAAATCTTTTTGAAAACGTTATAGATATTAACGCTAATTTAACCGCTTGGGCTAGAAATGTTTGTAAATATGGTGATAACTTTGTTTACAATAAAATTGTACCAAAACAGGGTATCGTTGGGGTAACCCAATTACCGAATATTGAAATAACTAGGTCTGAACCTGGCTTTGCTAAGGTAACTAGTCTGGACGATCAGCAAAAAGAAAATAATATTAAATTTTATTGGAAAGATAAAAATATAGATTTTAATTCTTTTGAAATATCACATTTTAGATTACTTGGCGATGATAGGAGATTACCGTATGGTACGTCTATGCTCGAAAAAGTTAGAAGGATTTGGAAGCAATTATTATTATCTGAGGATGCGATGTTAGTTTATCGTGTTACTAGAGCGCCAGAAAGGAGAGTATATAAAATCTTTGTGGGGAACATGGATGATAAAGATGTTGATGCTTATGTGGATAAAATTGCCAATAATTTTAAAAGAACCAATATGGTTGATAAAAATAATGGTAACCAAGATACACGATATAACGCTTTAGCTGTGGATCAGGATTATTTTATCCCAGTTAGAGATCCTTCATTGACGATGCCGATAGAAACATTACCTGGCGCACAGAATCTATCTGAAATCGCTGACATTGAATATATCCAAAAGAAAATGTTAGCAGCGTTAAGAGTACCTAAAGCATTTATTGGTTTTGAAGAAACACTAGGCGATGGTAAAAATTTGGCTATCTTAGACGTGAGATTCGCTAGAGCCGTACACAGGGTACAAAAAGCTTTGATCCAAGAATTAAATAAAATGGCAATTATCCATTTATACACTAAAGGATTTGAAGATGATTTAGATAATTTTACGTTAACATTAACTAGCCCATCAACGCAAGCTGAGATGCTTAAAGTGCAAAACTGGAAAGAAAAAATTCAGTTATATCGTGATGCTGTTTCTGATGCGGGTAATGGATTCGGTGCTATGTCGATGACTTACGCCAAAAAAGAAATACTGAATATGAGTGATGATGAAATCAAACTAGATATTCAAAGACAAGCGGTTGAGAAAGCTGGTGGCGAAGAGGTTAAAGCTTTAGGTGAAACAATTAAACAAACAGGTATTTTTAGAGATATCTATAAAATTTATAAAATAGACCCTAATAACATGACAGCTAATACTGGTGGAGGTTTTGAAACTGGTGGTGCTGGTGGTTCATCTGGTGGTGGCGACATGGGTGGTGGTGCTGATTTCGGTGTTGGTTCTGAAACTGGTACAGATTTTACAGCGCCATTAGAAGTACCTGGA